GAATCTGTACGCCGAAAGCGGCTTGAAGCCGACGAACATTCAAAACAGCTATGAAAAGAAGCTGGGATTCACAGACGAAACGTACACGGCGGCGGTAGATTCCGGCGCATACGGAAATTTCGTGAACGATTCCGCTGGGTACGGCCTTGCACAATGGACCTATTGGAGCCGAAAAAAGGCCCTTTTAGAGTTCGTCAAAGCGCGGGGCGCGTCGGTGGGCGATCTTGAAACACAGCTTGAATTTTTGCTTCATGAACTGAACACGGGTTATGCGGCGGTTCTGTCCGTCCTGAAAACGACGGGTTCGGTTCGGGCCGCGTCCGACGCGGTTTTGCTGAAATTCGAGCGGCCCGCAGATCAAAGCACAGCGGCGCAGGAACGCCGCGCTGGGTACGGGCAGACCTACTATAACAAGTACGCCGCGGGAGCGGAGAAAGGGCAAGGAACTATGACAGCAAAAGAGAAGCAGAACCGGGCAAACATCGTTGCAATCGCTGAAAGCTTTTTCGGGTGCAAAGAGAGCGACGGGAGCCACAAGAAGATAATCGACATTTACAATGCGGACAAGCCGCTGGCCCGCGGCTACCCCATGAAGTACACCGACGCGTGGTGCGCGTGCTTTGTGTCCGTTGTAAGCATTCGGGGCGGCGCATTGGCGGTCATGCCAAAGGAAGTCGGTTGCGGAAAAATGATTGAACTATACCAAAAGCTGGGACGCTGGCAGGAAAACGACGCATACGTTCCGGCCCCCGGCGACGTGGTTTTTTACGACTGGAACGACGGCCCGAACTATGCGGCAACCGACAATACAGCCGCGCCCGATCACGTCGGAATCGTGGTATCTGTCACAGGGTCCACAATCAAAGTGATTGAGGGCAACATGAGCAACGCGGTGGGGTATAGAAGCCTTGCCGTCAATGGGCGGTATATTCGCGGGTTCGGATTGCCTGACTATTCGGCAATCACGGTTAAAGCACCCGCTGGAACCGCCACGCGGCCCACAGAGCCGCCCGCAACGTCTACGGGGTCAAATGATACGCAGGGCGCGGGAATGCCCGTTGTGGGCGACGTGGTGCATTTTACGGGCGCGGCGCATTATGCAAGTGCAAACGCAAACAGCGGCCCCGCGTGTAAGCCGGGAACGGCAAAGGTCACACAGCTTGCGCTGGGGGCAAAACACCCGGTTCACCTTATCGCGCAAAGCGGCGGCGGGTCCACGGTTTACGGCTGGGTTGACCTTGCAGACATTCAGGGTGCAACGTCCGCAGGGACCGCCCCGGCCCCGAAAATGCGCGTCGGTGCGCGGGTGAAGTATTCCGGCCCCTTATACCGGGATAGCAACGGGAACGGGCAGGGAAAGGCCGTAAACGGCACATACACAGTTAAATATTATTATCCGGGCCGCAAATGCGGCGTACACATTGACGGGCTGGGCTGGGTTCCTGAATCCGCCTGTTCCGTCGTCGGCTAAAGAAAGGGGAAACAATAATGAACATCATTCAATTTCTGCTTGCAAATTGGGACAGCGTGCTGGTTATCCTTGCGTTCCTTGCCCTGATCGTCGTACTTGTCAAGCGCGGCGAAACAAAGGTGCTGAACAAGGTTCTTTTTAGCCTTGTTACACAGGCAGAAAAGCAGTTCGGTGGCGGAACAGGAAAGTTGAAGCTTGCCGCCGTGTCCGACTGGATTTACCAGCGGATTCCCGCCGTTCTAAAACTGCTTTTCAGCGAAAAGGACATTGAAAGCATGATCGAAACCGCGCTGGAGGAAGCGAAAAAGGCGTGGGGCAACAATGAGAACATAGCGGCGTATATTGAGCCGACGACCGAAATTGTCGTTACTGCTTCCCCGCCGGAAGTCGAAGCAATCGCCGCAGAATTGAAAGCAGAGCCGGGGACGATAGTTCCCATGAACGAAAAATAAACCGTCCGATTCGGACAGGTTCGGACAAAACGAAAGCCCGCCGGGATTTTGCCCCGGCGGGCTTTTTGCTTTAAGAACTACTCTTCACTTTCCGGCAGTTTCTCTTGATAATGCCCATTGTCGTCTAACACAAGGAATAATTCGGTATGTTCTATCATGTTATCAGAGTTTATTTCCCCATACATGAGAATTAAATCATTGCCGCTATAATGAATTCCCGTGCCGTCGTCGCATTTTATCAAGAAATAATTGAATCCCTTGTATTCGCCACTTTCAATAACCGTCTTAATAAACTCTTTGAAGTTATCTTCCGTCAACTCTTTTAGCTGGGATTTCAGAACGCTTATATATGCGTACTGCCCGATCACGTCGCCGGAACCGCTTATTACATCATCGGTTTTAACCTTGCAGTCAAGCAGGAAGTTATATTGCTTGTATTCTGGGTAAAGAATATTCTTGCCGTCGCTGATTTCGGAAACCGTGCCATCGTCGTTCATTGTGACTTCAAGGGTATTTGCCCCCCAGCGAACCTTGTAAACGCCGTCGGTTTCGGAAACCGTGCTGATCTTCCCGTCAAGGCCGCAGGACACAAGCGCAATGAAAACGTCGTCGGCCTGTTCCGGCGTGATCTGCATATCTGCCCGAATTGTGTTCATCGAATCCGGGTAGAAATCATATTGCGCGGAAAGTTCGCTTGATTTCGGCGTGTCGAGATCAACCAGCACGTCGCCGCACGCGGAGAGGGACAGCGCAAGCCCCGCCGCAAGGATAAGAGAAAGAACCCTTTTCATTTTGGAATCCTCCATTCCGCCGCCCGAAAGGTTAGGCGGCTTGCTTATTTTTTCAAAGGTGGAACCGTCTGTTTCAACGTCGTTCTGACCTTTAACACAATTATACACTTGCCACGTGTTAAAGTAAAGAATAAAGCGGAACTTTAACACATAGGAGGGAAGCCGCATTGAAGATTTACGAATACAAAGGCCGAAAGAACCTTTGCGGACAGCGGATAAAAGAAGCCCGCGCCCGTCGGAACATAACGCAAGCCGAACTTGCCGCCCGCTTGCAGATTGCAGGGGTAACAATGGAGCGGGACAGCGTAAGCCGAATTGAGATCGGGACCCGCTTTGTTACCGACTATGAATTGACTGTGCTTGCAAAGGTGCTGGGCGTGTCTATGGAATGGCTGACAGAACAGGAAGATTAAAAGCCCGCCGGGAATGGAACCCGGCGGGCTTTTGTGTTAAGTATCAGCAGACGAACACGCCCAGGGGGGAGCCGCCCGCAGAACGCCAGCCCCGGCGGTGAATATCGGAAAGGCGGACCCGTTCGGGCTTGCCGGGGCGTTCGTCCCAGCGAATCAAGGCGAAAACGCCGCCGCGGGTGAAGCGTCCGGCGGGTTCGTCGCAGAATCCGACGACCGTTCCGCCCTGAACGGGATAGCAAGCCCCGCACACGCATTCGACGCGCTGACCCAGCATGACAATAACTGTGCCGTCGTCGGCGGGCTGGGAGATCGTCACGATTTTAGAGGGGGCCGCGTCCCCTGCAACGGGCGCGGGGGCGGCGGGTTCCTCTTTCTGCTGAACTTCATATTCAGCGCGGAAAACGGGGGCCATAGAATAGCGATCAGGAATGATATATTCGCCGCGTTCGTCGCTGAACAGTTTTGTCCGCCGGGTTTCGCCGTCCCGCTCGAAAGTCACGGTTTTTTCGGTGCGTTTCACGATTCTAATTGTGAAAATGCAGTTGTGGTCACACGCGCTTGTATCAAAGTATTCCTTGCCGATTTCAAACTTTTTCATTTTGACTACCTCCATATATTAAATGAATTGTTGACGTTACCTTGTACCGTGTCGGTCCCCTTTTCGTGTCGGCCCGTAAGGTTGGCCCCCGCCGTATTCTTTACGCCCCGGCGGGTGGGCTTGTGTTCCCTCTTTCTGTCTTTAATTATACTAGCGTGAGTATGAAAAGTCAACACGCAAAATCGCACAAAGATACTCGCGTGAGATTGTGCAATATTCATACTTGCGTGAGTATTTGAAAAGTGGTATAATCACGAACAAGAGTAAAAGGAGGGCTGAACATGGAAAAAAAGAAATATGCAAGCAACACCCGCGCGAAAAACAAATGGAACGCGGCAAACTATGATCGGTTATACCCGTATGTAAAAAAGGGTAAAAAGGAAAAGTACCTTGCCGCGGCAAAAGCGGCTGGAAAGTCGTTGAATGAATGGATAGAAACAACGCTTGACGCGGCGGCACAGCAGATGAACGGGGAATAACAGAGAATAGCGAAAACGAAACCCGCCCTTGCTTATAGCTTGGGCGGGTTTTCCTGCATGGAGGGCCTATGAATTACAAAGGGAATCAGCATTTGAAGTGGGAAGATCGGCTTTCCCTTGAACGTATGCTAAAGATAAAAACGCCGAAACCGAAAATTGCGGAAGCTTTGGGCGTTTGCCTGAAAACCGTATACAATGAAATTGCGCGG